ATACTGAGGTGATAAGTCTCAGTGCAGGGCTGCCCAGCGATATTTGTAGCTGACGCGCTTCGCAAGCGCGTCCCAGCCAAATACTTCCCCTTCCCTCGGATTTACGAGGGCGCGGAAGACCTGACACCAGCGGTCCTTTGGGTAGGTTATACCCTTAGGAACTACCGCGAGGTAACGGTACTCTACGCGATTTAAACTGCGTTTAGTACGTCGCGGTAGCCTGTAGTTATCAGCCCTCCATACATCAAGGACACCGCTTAAAGAAGCGGTTTCTTCGATGAGATGGGCGGCAATAACTTGCGCACCAGTCGCGAATATGGCGGGTATACCCGTAAAGGTTGTACCTTCTTGCCATGCTCTTGACTCACGAAGAATATACGCCACGCTCCTTTCGGGGACGTGCGGATACCACTCGTGGATAAGTGCCGATAACCACATAGGCTGCGCACCAAATCGCCACAACACATTGTTGTGAAAAGCGATGGTGCGCATTCTGGATGGGACATCGTCGTTTGGTAACGATCGTAAACGGACTGGAGTTACATCCCAGCCGTTGAAGTATTCACCTCCGCAGCTCTCACGAAAAGAGCTGTGTACGAAAGACTTGTTAGTGTTGACCTTGAGGCCGACACTTTCAAGCACCAATGAAGCCACAGCAGCGAATGACTGTGACACGATAATGTCATCGCCATATACGTAAACGGGCTCTTCCCAATTAAACCTCTTGGAGGCTTTCTTGAGTCGACCCGAAACCCTTACGGATCGCTCCGTTTGGGCCAGATTGGCGGTTGCTGTTAACAGTGACCAGATTGTAAGGGCCATCACGGGGAAGCATAAAGCTGATCCCATGGGGGCGTGCTTACTAAGGGGCAGGATATCGCCTGTTGGAAGTTTCGTCATCGAGCTTCTGCACGCCGTTATCGCATCATACCAATTGCTTGGGAAGATGCGTTTTACGAGTGCTAGAGATACTCGATCACTAGCGTCCTTCAGGTCTAATGTGGCCAACTCGCGGGTTATCGATCCGCGATATGCCTGATACCTGTTAATCCCTTGGTCCGTGAAGTTCACGAGACCACTGGTGAGGGGGTGTGCCTCCATGCAAGTTGTTAACTTGCGCATTAAGCCCTGCTGTATCCACATCGTCTCTCGCGGTTCGCAAGAGATAAGACGTGGACCTCGAGCGTCCTTAGGGACGAGCAGGACTTCCGCACACGGAGTGTATTCGACAAGGTCATCCAACCACACATGTGTGGCCGGTTTACCTGTTTCTTCCTTCCGACCAGGCATTACATCACAAAGATGTGCCGCCCCGGAGTAGAAGTAGTCAGAATACGACCAGATACGATCGATTGCTCGAATGTATCTGGGCGTGCCATAGCGCCAGCGAACTGGCGTATGACACGCGGACACGCCGGACCCGTGTTTGGGGTGGATATCACGAGGATCTTCCTCTGATAGCACCTTACGCACTAGTCTCTTGGCTTCCAAGAGCAACATATCGAGGTATTCGCCGCGAATCAACATCTTTCCTTCATCCGGAAGTTTTCCGAATAATGATTGATATTGGTCGTTTCTAATACCGTCATCTATGTGACACCCATCGGTGAGGTAATCCATTCCATACTTGATTGTCCGATGTTTATATCGGTCAAGTGGGGAAGGTAAGCCGCCAAAGTAGGCGCGCTGATTCTCACCAGTGTAGGTAGGCTCTTGGATCAAGAAAGCATTCCAAATTGCGACCTCTTCTTCCGTTTTAATGAAAGAAGCGACGCAATCGATTTCGGATTGCTTTGTGTGTCCACCCTCTATTTTGCCGAACACAGCGAGAAGCTGGTTAAGGCAAGATACAGCATCAACGTTAACCTGACCACGAATAGTACCACTATCATCGAAGATAGCGGCAAACGCATGATACAGGAACTGTGGTAGCTGACTTCCAGATTTCTTCCGAAATCTGGTTGCCGAGAAATCTAACGAACCTTTTTCAAGGCCTGTTAGAAACGCGGTTCTAAGCTGGGTTAATCCCCGAGCGTAGAATTCAGCTCCTTCGCTAACCAATCGTCTATCAAACGTGTTAATGTCTGATTCGACGACGAATTGTTTGTTGCGACCGCAACTAGTAAGCCCGCACCAGATAGTGCGGAGGCGATTATTGGTATCCATGTGTATTTATTTCTAATCGATTTAAATACCACGTAGGCCATCCTTGCCAATGCTAGAACTAGTAGCTCTGAAGAGTTAGAGGTCTCACCCGTCTTTTTAGAAGACGAGCTTGTGCGCTTATTAGGCACACGTTTAGGTGACGATTTCATAACGATTTTGGGCATTGCAATAGTAGCAACACTTATGCTCGTATGAACAGGGGGTTATAATCCTTTCCTGCTCAGACTTGCTCCGCCAAGATTTGATCTTGGAGACTCGTCGAATCGACAATAGTCTTAAGGCGAGTGAGGTCCGCCTTCATATCGGCCGCGGTGTCATTGACACCTCGAACGATATTCAGGTAAACGCGCCGAGTCGTGTAGGCACCAGTGGTGCTTCCAGCGACTGGAACGTTAGTGCTCAAATCAATGAGCGTCCTCACCGTGCCAGACTTTTCCCGTTGATGTTTAATCGACAGGTTGGCTGCGGCGCTAGGTGTGAGTCCAACTACGGTGTAGCTGGCTCCCAACTGAGCATCGCCAAACTTCTTACCGTAGGTAAGAAGGGTTCCCCCTGTTCCCAGGGCCAGTGTATCTGCTAGCATAGTGCTTGTATGTTCTATATGGCATACGATCACTTGTCGAGTTATACTGACAACAGCACTCGCTGTTGTACCGAGCATTCCGCTCGTGTAAACTCCCGACGCATGATCATTTGCTAAGGGTTGGTGCCCAGGTCACTGGCGGCTTTACATAAGTCCGCTGTAACAGTGTCTGGAGCATGATCTCCGCAATGATTGCCCATTGTGCCAATGACGGCAGTCTGGGTTCGGGAACGAAGATCTGAGCTGGGGCCCATGTTGGACCTTGCAACTCGGATCTGGTGTACGTCGTATGAGAGAAATCCATACGGTTACGCTCTAAACCACCTACCAGCTTCACACTCGTGTAGCTGGAAGTGAGGGGTGCAAATTCCTCACGAATGGAACCAGATGTATGGGTTTTCACAGACCCATACGTATTGAGGGTGGTAAACCACGTGTCCGACGGCTTCACAGCGTCGCACTGCTCCAAGAAATCCGAGATTGGAAAGAACCAATCAAGGATAAAACTTCTTGGGATAGCAGCGAAGACAGTAGAGAGCGAGGGTGTTAATCCTAAACTCTCTTGCACCGCTTTTAAACGGAGCATGTCTAGACTTGGGAGCTTGGTAGTATCAACCTGCCTCAATGCAGATTGAATCCAAGTAACCCTTGTGGTTCGTGACATTTGGAGTCTGGTTGAGAAAAGACCAAACGTGGAATTTTCTACATTTACGCTTCCGGAATAATTATCCGGCTTTACGTAAGTGTAGGATCCATGCACAACTTGAGGTTTCTTAAGTTGTTCCAATGTCTTTTCAACACGGCCTAGAGCACTCATCACACCGTTCACCGATTTCGCTATCGGTTTAATGGCGAATTTGTACCCTAAGTGTACCCCTATGGCCGATGTAAGGAAAGAAGAAGGACTACCGACGAACTCTTGGATTACATCCTTAAGTATCGTACGATAATTCTTCTTCGTAGGTCCCCGTCTCTGGAATTCAATCTCAGCAATCATTGCTGCAATTGACCCTAGAGTATGGACTACGTCCTTCATCTCATAGAGTTCTAATAGACCGTCTAGTGTTTTCTTGCTAATAGCAGGAACGCGGGCTCTCGCAACTAAAGTCCCATCGGGTACTGACTGGTGATCCAGACAGCCCAATGAGGTAATAGCCACAGCAAGTCCGCTCGCACAAGTAGTCACGCACTTCCCAAATGGGTAGGCGGGATTATTGTACTCATAGACGGGTGCTGATAAGTCTTGCTTCATCACAACCTTTCGATCGTGAGTGACAGCATGATGACTTAAACGCGCACCGATAACATCAGTCATCGTTTCGCGTGATTCAGCAATGGTCACTTCGCTGTGATTCCCACTTGCGTAGGAAGTTCCAGTATAAATACCGTATGGCGCTTTGGGGCTTTTAAACCCGTTCGCGCCAGAGACGATACTCGATTTAGCAGTAGCCGCAGTGGCTAATGCTGCACCGCGTGATCTATTCCGTGTTGTCATATGGTTAACGGCAGCATCCCAC